TTTTCCTGACAACGATGGCCAGCCTTTTAAAGAAGTACAGTGGTACTACAATATTCCAGGCGCTCGCGGCCTGGTGGCACCGTACCAATTTGGAAAGAAAGATCCAGTTCAGGAGTTGATTGGAAAGCTTAGAGAAGAAGGCTCACCTGAGTCTTACGAGATGGCTAAGAAGCTTTACCCGAACATGCGCACTTATGCTGCAGTTGTTGTCCGAGGACAAGAAGATGAAGGTGTAAAGATTTGGGGCTTTGGAAAGACCGTGTATCAAAAGCTTCTATCGATCATGCTTGATGAAGATTACGGTGATATTACCGATCCCCTCGAAGGCCGCGATATTAAGGTTGTTTGCACCAAACCTCCTGGTAAAAAGTATGCCATGACTGATGTTATGCCTAGAGGTAAAGTGACAAAGCTTTCTACAAAGTCAAAGCAAGCATCTGAGTGGCTTGAAAATATTCCTAAAGTAGAAGACTTGTACACGCTCAAGTCTTACGACGAGATTTCAGGAATTCTTGAGAAGTGGATCAATGGTGATGATGACACTATGTCGAGTGAAGGAACCGAACACCCAACAAGCACAAATGAATCAACAAGCGATGATACTTCGGCTGAGTCTAACAAGAGCGAAAAGTTTTCAAGTTTAGATGACGCTTTTGCAGACTTGATGGACTAAAATTTAGAAAAATTTATACTGAAAGACACCGAAAGGTGTCTTTCTTTTTTTTAAATTAAGTTTGACAACGCTTGTAAGATTTGCTAATTTTCTGTATAATCGTATAAATTAGGAGAACTGAATGTCTAAAAACGATGATTTTACCAAAGACTTAATTAAGTCGCTAAATAAAGAACAAGGATCTAGAGTTGCTTACAATTTAGCTGTCGATGAAAGTCCGACTCATGTAAAGAGGTGGATAAGTAACGGATCTAAACAATTAGATTGGATTTGCGCAAATAAACCTAACGGAGGTTTACCAGAAGGGCGAATTGTCGAAATATTCGGCCCACCTAGTATTGGAAAATCTCACATAGCTACGCAGATAGCTAGAAGCACTCAGTCTATGGGCGGTATTGTTGTTTATATAGATACAGAAAATGCAACTTCAGTTGAAAACTTGCAATTGCTTGGCGTTGATGTTTCAAAAAGATTTGTGTACGTCGATACACACTGTACTGAAGAAGTTCTTTCAATTGCTGAAAAGACAATATTGAAAGCAAAAGCGCTTGATAAAGACGTACCAGTCACAGTTATTTGGGACTCGGTAGCTGCTTCTTCTCCTAAAGCAGAACTTATAGGCGACTACGACAAAGAAAGCATAGGGCTGCAAGCAAGAGCAATTTCAAAAGGCATGCGAAAAATTACAGGCATTATTGGCCAGACTAACAGCTTGTTTGTGATTCTTAATCAAATCAGAACCAAGATTGGAGTGATGTACGGAGATCCAGATACAACTCCTGGCGGCAAAGCCATTCCTTTTCACTCTTCCATTAGGATTAAGCTAGGCGCCGGACAACCAATTAAAGACGGAGATGATGTGATCGGCATCAACGTTTGGGCAAAGACTGTCAAAAATAAAGTTGCCCCACCATTTAGAAAAGTTCACTTTCAAATTCACTTTGGAAAAGGCATCGTAGAGCACGAAGAGTTGTTTGATCTTCTCAGAAAACACTGCAAGGACAATGATGTCATAAAGGATAACATCATGTACAAGATCGAGGGTGGAGGAGCTTGGAAAACAATTAGCATGACAGATACAAACACAGGCGAAGTAGTTGCAGAAAAGAAATTTTACAAAGCTAACTTTAATGAGATTGTCGAAAGTCATGACTGGAAAGAAGCTGTAGATATTTTGACTGAGTCTGCAATGTTTAAAAAGCTCGGTTCTATTGAAGGTGTCGACATCGACGCTGACTCGTATGAAGAAGTTCAATCACTTGCTAGCGAATTGGATATGGACTTTGATGTAGATGTATAAGAATCGAATAATTCTTATTGACGGCCTCAATTTGTTTACGAGGCACTTCATAGCAAATCCTGCAATGTCTGAAAACGGAGAGCACGTTGGAGGCGTTGTAGGATTTTTTAATGCAATGATGCGATTAGTTGAAAAATGCAAACCTGAAGGTGTTGTAGTAATCTGGGAAGGAGAAGGTTCTAAGAAAAAAAGAGGTCTGTATAAAGAGTATAAGCGGAACTCCAAACCTCAAAAATTAAATAGATACTATGAAGATAGTGATATTCCTTCTACATATCAAAACAGAAATTTTCAATTAAAGACTTTGATATCAATACTTACCTGTTTACCCGTGTGTCAAACTTATGTGTCTGGCGCAGAAGCAGATGACGCAATAGGTTATCTTTGCAAGTACTTGCTCAAAGACAAGAACATTGTGATAGTCTCTTCAGACCACGATTTTTATCAGCTTGTCAATGACAAAACAATTATATGGTCGCCTACGCTAAAATCTTTTGTTGATAAAAACAAAATTATTGACAGGTTTGGTATTCACCCCAACAACTTTTGCCTTGCAAAGAGTATTGCAGGAGACAGTTCTGACAACATACCGGGCGTAAAAGGTGTTTCATACAAAAGCCTTGCTAAACGCTTCCAGAAGTTAACAGAGTCCCACGAATATATGCTCTATGACTTAGTTGCCGACGCAAAGCAATTGCAAAAACCAAAAGGTCCAAAAATATTTGAAAGAATTGTTAGCAGCGAAGATTTGATTAAAAGAAACAATCGGTTAGTTCTTCTTGACACAAACAACTTGTCATTATCACATATAGAAAAGATTGAAAGTGATGTTGAAAATTTTCTTCCTGCGTATGATAATATGACTATACACAAAATCCTTAAAGAATCATCAATCGATAAGATTGATCTTTTAAGGTGGAACTATCTTCTAAAAAATTTAAAAAAAGGCACTATTAAATGAGTTATGAAAATCACTTTTCTAAGTACGGAAAAGACTTTCAAGAAAAAATATTTCAATCTCTTTTGAGAGACCATCAGTGGGCAACTCAAATGGTTGAAGTAATGACACATGAGTATTTTGAACTTAAATATCTTCAGTACTTATGTGACAGATTTTTTGGATTTTATTTAAAATACAAAAGTTTTCCAACCTTGAGCATGCTGGTATCAATTATTAAAGATGAGCTTACTGAAGGTGATGACATCATCCTCAAAGGGCAGGTCATTGAGTATCTCTCAAGAGTTAAGTCCTCACCTGACTTAGGAGATTTAGAATACGTAAAAGAAAAAAGCTTAGATTTTTGCAAAAAGCAAGTGCTTCAGCAAGCTCTCGAAGATAGTGTAAAAGCAATTCAAGGTGAGAACTATGAAGCTGTGCTAAATATCATGAAAGATGCTGTTTCTAAAGGATCAGGCTCTTCTGTTGGTCATGACTTTTTTAAAGATCATGAAGCTAGATTTGCCAAAATAAATAGAGTTTGTTGTCCAACAGGAATGCATCACTTAGATGCAAAAGATGTATTTAACGGTGGCCTTTCTAGAGGAGAAATTGGAGTCATCGTTGCGCCTACGGGTGTTGGTAAATCTCATTGGCTAGTAGCAATGGGTGCTGAAGCGCTTAAGCGTGGTAAGAATGTCGTTCATTACACTTTTGAGCTTTCTGAAACAGCCGTAGGTATTAGATACGATAGTAATTTGACAGGAATACCGTCTTCAGATGTTGTTGACAACAAAGAAAATGTTTTAAATCATTATAAGGAAAACGACTACGGTCGCCTAATTATAAAGCAGTACCCAACAGGTTCTGCCAGCATAGTGACGATTAGAAACCACATTGAAAAACTATCAATGAAAGATTTTATTCCGTCACTCGTCGTAATTGACTATGCTGATATTATGAGATCAACTAGACAATTCGATTCTTTGCGACACGAGCTTAAGCTTGTTTATGAAGAGTTGAGAAACCTTGCAATGGAGATGAACATTCCTGTTTGGACAGCATCACAAGCAAACCGGGAAGCTTCTAACTCCGAAGTAGTTGGTCTCGAAAACATGTCAGAAGCCTATGGCAAGGCCATGGTCGCCGACATTGTTGTTTCTTTATCGAGAAAGGCAACAGAAAAAGCTACTGGTTCTGGTCGTCTGTTTGTAGCAAAAAATCGTGCTGGAAAAGATGGAATTCTTTTTCCTGTTAAAATTGACACTGCAAGATCTAAGATAGAAATAATAGACGACCCTAGTCAAATGTCACTAGTAGATATTTATGATTCTCATAATACAGGCACAAAAGACATGTTAAAATCTAAATGGAAAGAAATAACAGCAAGCAAATAGAGGGGCTAATGTACTCATACGAACAAGTTTTAAAATTATCAACAGAATATTTCCAAGGCGACGAGCTTGCAGCAAGTGTGTTTGCTGGAAAATATGCGCTTCAAGATAGAGAAGGAAATTACTTAGAATCAGATCCAAGTGATATGCACAGAAGACTAGCAAAAGAGTTTGCAAGAGTTGAGCAAAAATATCCTAACTCTATGTCTGAAGATGAAATTTACTCACTGTTTGAAGATTTTAAATACGTAGTACCTCAAGGCTCGCCAATGAGTGGTGTAGGTAACAATTTCCAAATTCAGTCTTTATCAAACTGTTTTGTCATCGCATCACCCGAAGATAGCTATGGCGGCATTCTCAAGACTGACCAAGAGCAAGTTCAAATTATGAAGCGCCGCGGCGGCGTTGGTTTTGACGTTTCAAACATTCGCCCCAAGAATCTTGCTACCTCAAACGCTGCTAAGACAACATCTGGTTTAGAAGTTTTCTTAGATCGTTTTTCAAATTCTTGCCGCGAGGTCGCACAAGGCGGCCGGAGAGGTGCACTGATGATATCACTATCTGTCCACCATCCACAAATTAGAGATTTTATTAGAATTAAAAGAGATCTGACACGTGTAACAGGCGCAAACATCTCAGTTCGCTTAAGCGAGGAATTTATGCGCGCAGTCCGAGGGGGTGATCCAATACAACTGCGTTTCCCTGTAGATGCCAAAGAGCCCATTGTAGAAGAGTGGGTTAGTGCCCAAGATCTTTGGCATGAGATTGTTGAGTCTGCACACGCGTCAGCCGAGCCTGGTCTTCTGTTTTGGGATACAGCGAAGAAAATGACTCCGTCTGATATCTACGAAGCAGAAGGCTTTGGCTCAACCTCTACTAACCCCTGCGGTGAGATTATTCTTTCACCTTATGATAGCTGTCGTCTAATGCTGGTTAATCTTACTTCTTTTGTTAAGAATGCCTGGACAGATGATGCTGAGTTTGACTTTGCTCACTTTGGAGAAGTTTCACAAAAGGCACAGCGATTAATGGATGATATGATCGATCTAGAAATAGAAAAAATTGATAAGATCCTTGCTAAGATCGAAACAGATCCAGAGTCACCAGACGCTAAGCAACCTGAAATTAATCTTTGGAATAAAGTAAAAGAGCAAGCTGTTAACGGTCGTAGAACAGGATTAGGTATCACAGGTATTGGCGATGCGCTTGCGATGTTAGGCATTACATACGGTAGTAGGGCTAGTATTAGAATGACTGAGTCTATCTACAAAGCGCTTGCTGTTAATTCATACTTTTCTTCTATGATTATGGCACAAGAGAGAGGTTCCTTTGCAGTTCACGATCCAAGCAGAGAAGAAGATCATCCTTTCTTGGATAGAATATTTGATGCAATTGACGAAAATGGAGGAATCAACAACATTACTGCAAGAGAACATAACGCTAAATTTGGGCGCAGAAATATTGCTAATACAACAACAGCTCCAGCAGGTTCTGTATCAGTCCTTACGCAGACAACAAGTGGAATTGAACCAGCATTTATGCTTCACTACACGCGTCGTAAAAAGATCAATCCTAACGATAAAGATGCAAGAGTAGATTTTGTTGATGGCTTAGGCGATCGGTGGACTGAATTTACAGTTTATCATCACAACTTCAAGAGCTGGATGACAAACGCTTTAACACCAGAGCATATGGATA